TGTAAATTATATTAATAGTGGTAATTCTAATACTGAGTCTACTTTTAGACAAGGTGAGACTCTAGAGGTGGTTGATGGAGTTAATACTCCTTTACTTGTAGTAGGTACAGATGGTAGTGTTCTTCCTACTAGTATTCAAATTACAAATCCAGATACAGATGCTGTAACTTCATTAGAAAGTCCTGCTATGGGATTTGGTTCTGCTGTAAAGGTAGAAGAAGGTATTTACTTTGTCAATGGTTACTTTGTTCGTAATGATGAGGCATTGTTAGTTATTGATGAATATTATAACAAACCATCTGCAAAAGTAGGTTTTACAATTAAAGAAGAGATTGTAACACCAGAAGAAGACGCAAGTTTATATGATAATGCAATAGGTTCTGCAAATTACACTGCACCTGGTTCACATAGATTAAAAATTAGTTTAGAGTTAAAAGAATTTGCTCTTAATGCAATTACTGACAAAAACTTTATTCAGTTACTTACAGTTTCAAGAGGACAAGTACAAAGTAAAATCTCATCTACTGACTTTAGTGTATTAGAACAAACATTAGCTCGTAGAACATTTGATGAGTCTGGTGATTATATTGTAGATAACTTCTCTGTAGATATTAGAGAGTTTGCACAAAAAGATGGTAATAGAGGTATTTTTGGTATTGATGAATTTGGTTTATATAATGGAAAGAGTGCTTCTGAAGCAGCAAGAAAAATGATTGCCAGTATTGGTCCTGGTAAGGCATATATTAAGGGTTATGAGATTGTCAATAAAGAAACTAAGTATCTAGAAATTAATAAAGCAAGAGAAAGTTTGTCTAGTGACAACGTAAATCTTAAGAGTAAAGGTCTACCAACATACAATATCACTAACATGTTTGGTAGTGTTCCTTTAAACAAAGAAGGATCTGAGCTAACTGCATATCCAGATGTATTTTTATACAATACATTTAATGATGGATCTATTGGTCTAAACAATACAGAACTATCAACTGATCATAGACAGACTATTGATAGAAGAGGTAAGATTTTTAATGTTGATGATGGAATTAAAACCATTACTTTACAGATTACTAACACCACAACTTTAATTGGTGCAGTAACAGACTCTACATTCCAAACTCAATTTGGTGAGTTGTTCTACATTAAATCTAGATCTGATGCTGGAACACCAACATCTACTAGTTCTTTTAAAACATTATCTTTTGCCACTACTAATAAACCACTTATCAACTCATCAGTATCTGTTCAATTCTTAGAACTTACAGTTTTTGGTAATAAAAGTGAATTAGAACTATTGGCATTAGAATATGATTTAGCTGATACAGAATATAAGAGAAAAATTTATCTAACAGAAAATGATGCTGCAACAGGAAACAATGAGTTTGGATTTATCGTAGATTACTCGGAAATTGTCACTCCTGTTATTGGAAAAACAAAACCAAGTAATTTATTTTTACAACAAAGAGGATCTGGATTTGATTCAGATTCTGACATTGTTTTATCTAAAGGTCGTTTAGAGGCAGGAACATCTGCGTACAATACTACATTTGGTTATTCATATTTTGATCCACAGTTTTTCACTAAAATTATCTTAGAAAATATCCCTGCTGGTGCTGGTTCATTTGATGAGGGTAAATATGTATTTGGTCTTAACAGTAACGCATATGGAGTTGTAGAAGGATCATCTGCTGGTGTTTATAGTACAGGAAGAATTCTGTTTGTTAAAACTCTATCTGGTAAGTTCTTATCTGGTGAAACAATTAGAGATGAAGATGGTAATACTGTAAAAATTGCAAAAGACAATACAATTTCTCACTTTGTTGTTCAGAATAGGGGTTTAGGATATGCCGATGGTTGTTCTTTATTAATTAATGGTCTTGAATTTGATGCTTCAAAAATTGATATAGGTAAGAATGTTGCTGGTAATATTTACAATGCAACTATTATCAATAGAAGAGCAGTAAACGTTGAATATGCCCAACCTCCTGCTGTCACTGTAAAAAATCCTGATGGAGCAGCTACACCTGCTTCTGCAGCTGCTGTTGTACCTGTTTTATTCAGAAACACAGTTACAACATATACTCCACAAAATGTAAAATCAATTGGTTGTGAATATGGTTCTGGAAATGCAAATACTTTTTCTGCAGATGTAGTCATAGACAGTCAGACTTTTTCTGAAATTAAATCAGTTACCAATTTTACATTCTTTGGAACTCAAGGAACTAATTTTATTGAGTCTACTAGTTTTAGTGCTGATGCATCTGTTCTATTACAGCAAGGAGATCTTGTACAGTTCTCTGATGATAGCAATAATCTAGTTCGTTCTATTGTACAATACGCAACAAAACAAGAAGGATCTTCTAAATCTAGAGTTTATCTAGATACAGCTTTGCCTGGTGATGTTACAAATACAAGTATTGTACGTTTACGTCCTAAGGTAGCAAATACTAACTCTGGTACATTACTATTCCCAACTGGTAGCAAACAAGTATCTCAAATATCTACTGGTGGAGATGATACTAAAATTAAGTACTACTTCCGTAGAGATTTTGTAACTACTGCATCTTCTGGTGGTGGTACAATTACATTTGCTGCACAGTTACCATTTGGTACACAAAGATTCGCTGCATTTAGTGAAAGCAACTTTATTATTACTGTACTAGATGCTGGTGATGCACCTGACATTGTAAAAGGTGACATTATTTACGTTTCTAATGATTCAGTAGAAATTACATCTGCTACTGATACTGCTAGTGGTCTTACATCTGGTAGCATTAGTCTACAGTTAACATCAAATTATTTTGGAACTATTCCTTCTAATGGAACTTTCCCTAAATTAAAACTTACTGCAACTCTTGAGGTAACAAACGCAAAACCAAGACTTAAGACTGCCGTAAGAAATAAGAGAATTGTTGTTGCCTCTGCTGGTGATCGTATCGTTCCATTTAGAGGAGTTGATTATGATACAGATGTTGTAGAAACACTATCATATTCTGATGCTTTCAAACTAAAATATATCTACGAAGGAACTTCTTCTCAAGCACCTAATGTAGACTCTGCAGGTAACTTAATTTCTGGAACTGATGTTACAGCTAGATATTCATTTGATAATGGTCAAAGAGATACATTATATGATGTTTCTCGTATTGTTCTAAGACCAGGATTTGAACCTGCTGTTGGTCAACTATTAATTGCATTTGATTACTTTGAGCAATCTCAAGGAGACTTCTGTACTATTGATAGTTATCTTCATGAAGCAGGTGTTCCAGAAGATGAGATTCCATCTTTCAACTCTTCTGTTCATGGAAATTTAGAACTTAAAAACGTAATTGATTTTAGACCTAAAGTAGATAGTAGTGCTATCATTCCTGGTTTCCTTAATATTGCTTCTCTTGAAACTACTGCTGGATCTTTTGCTGGTGCTGGTGCTGTAGTTGCTAGTACACCAGCTCCTGATTTGAATTTAGAATATACATTCTCATTCAGTCAAGTTCAATACTTAGATCGTATTGATGGTATCTTTTTAGATAAGAAAGGTCAGTTTATAGTTAAAGAAGGTAATTCATCACTCAACCCATCTAAACCTGATCCTATTGATGATGCTGTACCTCTTTTCTATGCATATATTCCTGCATTTACTAAGACAACTAAAGATGTAAGAGTCACACCTGTAGACAATCGTCGTTATACAATGCGTGATATCGGTAAGTTAGAGAAGCGTATTGAAAGATTGGAATATTACACCACACTTAGTATACTGGAACAGCAAGCACTTAACATGCAAGTTAAGGATGAGATTGGTCTAGACAGATTTAAGTCTGGTTTCTTTGTAGATAATTTTGAAGCACATAAAGTTGGTAACTTACAATCTCTTGATTATAGATGTGCAGTGGACAGTCAGCAAAGTGTCCTACGTCCTCAAGCAAAAGAAGATTCTGTAAATCTGGAAGAAGTTAATAATAGAGAAGATCAAAGATCAGTCTCTGGATATCAAAAATCAGGAGATATGGTAACATTGCCATATTCACCATTAAATTTACTTGGTAATAATTTTGCATCTAAGACTTTAAATCCAAATCCATTTGTTGTATTACAATATGTTGGTGATGGAGAAATATCTCCATCTATTGATCATTGGTATGATCAATCCGAAGAACCATTAGTAGTAGATACTAACACAGATCTATTCAACATATTCTTAGCAAAAGAAAATGTAAAGGAAAGTTTTTCAAGTTTGTTTAATTCTTTTGTAGTTAACTGGGTTGGAACATCCACATCTTTCACTACAATTAATTCTTTAGGTCAAGTTAATACACAACAAGCCATAACTTCTGTTTCTAGTGCATCTGTAGCAAGTTCTTCTAATATTAGTCCTCAAAACAATGAGGTAGGAAAAGGAATTCAAACTAAGAGTGTTGGTGAAAGTTTAGTTTCAACTTCTTTAGCTTTCTTTGCTAGAAGTGTTCCTATAAAATATGTGATCAAGAGAATGAAACCTAGTACAAAGATGTATGTTTTCTTAGAAGGAAGAGACGTTGGTCGTTGGGTTAATCCTGATCTTAGATATACTGGTATTGCTGGAAATTCATTATCAGCATTTAATGGTGAAATAACTACTGATGAATATGGTAATGCTAGTGGATTAATTGTTGTTCCTGCTGGTCTACCACCATCTGAAAATGCAACTTGGACTGGTGATGTAGATACTTTGCCATATGACACCTCTGCTGAAGAAATATCAATTACTTCTGGTATATTGACATTTAGATTTACATCTAGTGCAACTAACGAACCAAAAGAAGAAGTTGATAGTTATACAGAAGTTAAGTATTATGCTACAGGTATTCTTCCAGAGAATCCTTCAAGTATTGTTTCTACAAAACCATCTTACTTCAAATCTAATGAAGGTATTCAGTTAATTGAAAGTAACACTGATAATCCTATAAGACCTAATCCTCTTGCACAGACATTTAAAGTAGAGAATCTAGATGGTGGATGTTTTGTAACTGGTGTTGATCTTTTCTTTAGTAAGAAGAGCACTAACATTCCAGTAAAAGCTTACATTTCAAACGTAGACTCTGAAAAACCAGCAAAAAATATTGTTCCTGGTTCTGAAAAAACTCTTTCTCCAAATACTTTCATTAAGTGTTTTGCTAGTGGAAATATCTCAGTTCTTAAAGGAGAAAATGTAACTGGTTCATCTTCATCTGCATCAGGTCCTATTCTTAAAATATTTGATAAGAACAATGTAGAATTGGTAGCTACTGCATCTGGTAGATATAGTCTAACTAATGAACAAGTGTATACTATTGTTCTTAGTAATCATAATGGTAAATCTTTTGTACAGAATGAAGATTTAATTATTCCATCTGTTACAGAAACAAACGCATTAAACAATACTGATCTTGTTCTTGCTATTGCAAAAGATAGTGGTAAAGTTTCTAAAATGAGAATTACTAATACTGGTCAAAATTATGACAGTGCAATTCTTACTATTGAAAGTCCACAATTACCTGGCGGATCTACTGCTACAGCAAGTATAGAAGTCTCTAATGGTCAAATTTACAATGCTGAGATATCACTTAGTGGATTTGGATATACAGAAGCACCATCAGTTGTTGTGAAAGGCGTCGGAAATGGTGCTGGAGGGTGTGAAATACAAACCTTTATAGAAATAGATACACCAGCAGTTAGAATGGGTATAGCGGTTGATGCAGGAGAGGTAACAAACTCTACAACACCTACACATTTTGCATTTGATTATCCTGTTTATTTACAGAACGATACTGAATATGCATTGGTAATAGAAACAGATTCTACTGATTATGAGCTTTGGGTTTCTAAACTTGGTGAAACAGATATTGCTACAAGTACGGTCATCACAACCCAACCATCATTAGGTTCGGTTTACCGATCACAAAACACTGAGAGTTGGACAGAAGATATATTTGAAGATCTTAAGTTTATTCTTTATAGAGCAGAATTTAATACAACAAGACCTGCAGAACTTCTTCTTAAGAATGTTAATCTTGGTTATGAACTTCTAGATGCAAATCCAATTGAAACAAATGCAAGTTCTAATTCTGCTTCCACATCTACTTTATTCAAGAATAACAATGCTGTTGTTAAAGTAAATCATAGAGATAATGGTTTTGAAGATAGTGGTAAGTCATATGTCTTCTATAGAACTGCAGTTGAGACTGGAGGTATTACTGCTTCTAATATTAACAGTAATTTATTTAAAGTAACTAATTCTGGTATTGACTCTTATAATATTCTTTCACCATCTCAAGCTGCAGGAAACTCTCTAGGTGGTGGAACTTCTGTGTACGCAAGTTATAATAGAAAATTTGAGACACTGTACCCACAAATCCATTATCTAACATTTACAGGAACAACATTAGATGTTTCTGTAAAAACTACAAATGTAGTTCCTGTAGATTCTTCTACAACAAACTATACTTCATATTCACAAGCAGAATATGAAAAAACATTCTTGAATGAACCACATTACTTTACAAACCAGAAAATGATTGCTTCTGAGATTAATGAAACTTTAAACAATGTTTCAAGATCTCTAACTTATAAGATGCAACTATCTTCTACATCTAGTAATCTTTCTCCAATTATTGATCTTTCTAGTTCATCTGTAAAAACAGTAAGTAATAGAATAGAGAATGCAAAAGGGGAAGAGAACAGATTTGGTAGAAGAGATCAGGTAGTTGAGTTCTTCCCAGTTTATCAGTTTGAACTTGCTGGTAATGGTGGAACACAAATACAAGCTAATCAAAGTATTGAAGGACAAGCTTCTAAAACAACTGGAACAATTGCAAGAGTAAATGGTAATGTTGTTTATGTAAGAGTTAAAACAAGTCAGTTCTTCCAAAAAGGAGAAACTGTTTCTTTAGGTAATCAATCTTCATTAACAAGTGTTACTGTTGATTCTAATCCATCACAGGTGTTTGCATCTATTGATGATGGTGCTACTATTGTAGCGAGAAATCCATCTGTAATTCTTGAGACATACGACAATATTATTACTGGTAAAGCAGTTATCTGGAATTCTCAAACTCAAGAGTTAACTGCTAGAGTTGATGTCAATCCAATTAATGAAAGTTACACTGATAGAATTATTGATAATGCATTGTACAATAGAAATGCTGTTGTAGGTGATCAAATTGCAGACATCTTCCGTGTAGGAGACTTTATTAAATATCCTAATCAACCAGATGAGGAAGCAAATTATTTAGAAGTAGGTAAAATTACTTATACTAACGGTGTTGATTTCGTTGCTGAAAATACTTCTAAGAATGGTTCTGCAGTTGCTAAGTACGTAACTAAGGAAGTTGTTATTAGCAGTCCAGCAACCGCTATTGATGTACATCTAATGGCAAATGTTAAAGACGTTTCTAATATTCAAGTTCTTTACAAATTTAAGAAAGCATCTAGTCA